ATCCTGTATAACAGTACTTACACTGTCACTCAACCCCGTACCGGGAACAGGACCGTCTGCTGTTGTTACTCTTCCTAACATCGATCCATCAGGCCCAGCTACAGAACCATCTAAAGGAATACCAAGAAGCCCTGACATTCTTTCTATACCAGACTCTGTTGAACCATCACCTACACCTGATACAACGTCAGCAGACAGGACAAAGGAACCGGGATCTAAGTGTTTATCTGAAGGAGCTATACCGCCGGAAGCAAGTTGTGCTATGCCTCCTGATTTATATCCTATATCCATACTTGTATAACCAACGTTGCCGTCCTCATCGAATTCAGTAGATCCTTGATACTCAGACGTTAAGCTATCCTCATCAAAAACAAAACCTCCTTTGTCAATACGATCTTGATTAGCAGCTTCTTGAGCATCTATTTCAGCTTTTACATCATCAAAATTTCCTTTAGCTTCTCCCCATCCATCTACTTGATTTCCACTATCATCAGGATAACCAAACTCATTTAAATTTTGACCTTTTCCGTATGCATCTTGATAGTTCATCATTATTTGATTTTGAATTGAATTTAGTTGCTGGTCTTTACTGGCTCCACCAAAAAATGAATTAAAAAATGCTGCTATTCCTGATTCTTTTTTACCAGAATCTTCATCTCGTTTTTCTCCTTTTGTGCCGTCAGGATTATATCCTTCTTTGTAAGCCTTTTCAGCTTTACCTCTACTATTGGGAACATTTTCTTCGCCTATTTGATCTCTATAAGTTTCCTGCATAGAGTCGCGTCCCATTCTTGAAACAGTTGCTAACGGCTTACCAATATAAGGAAGATTAGATATAAAAGGTAACGCTTTATTAGTAGCTTTCATGCTTTCTAACATCTCTGTTGTGTTCATAGCACCAGCTGGTTTTCCATCTGGCGTGATATCACTTCCACTCCAAGATTCTTCAGCCACGCTAACAGGAACATTTTGTTGTTGTTTCTGTGCCTGTGCTTTTACTGGGTCAACAGTAACTTGTGCTTGATCAAATATACTTATACCGGGATTATTTCCCAACTGTGTATAATCAACACCTATCTTACGCATACGTCCAGAAGAGTTAGGCTTAGTATGTGTTTTAGGATTATAATTATAGGTACGTTTATTTCCATTTACATCTTCAAATACAACGCTTTCAGTAAGTTCATCTGCAACCATGTCACCTTCAGCGTATCTTTTTTTAGCAAACTGTTGTCCAACAGGCTTACCTACGAAACGACTTAAGTCTTCGTAGTTTAATTGATTTGGTATGTCTGATCTATTCATTTAATTAAAATCCTGCCACGCTGATCCGTTCCAACCTTGAAACTTATTTGTTGATGTGTTGTATCTCATATCCCCTGCAACTGGAGTAACACTTGTAGTAACTTCTCCTACTCTTATTCGTCCCTGAACTTTAATACTAGAGGTACTATCTACTTCTACTTTTCTTTTAACTATAGTTGCGTCTTGAGTTTCTAATGAGCCTCTTAAATTGTTAGCCCAGTTCTCATTTAACTCCCACATCTTACGTGTGATGTCATCATTAAAAGAAAAAGGAAATCTAGGAAAGACTGGATAGTTAGCCATATCCTACCTTTTTCCATCTGGCATAACATCCATCCTAATAGTTCCTACATTAAATCTTGTATTAGGAGTTCCTGTTGAAACTCTTATCTTTGCTGTTCTACCTCTCGCTCTTGGTCTGATATAAGAAGTATTACCACTAATTTCAAACGGTCCCTTTTCAATTTGAACATCGTTTGGATGATACTTTGTTTTAATGCTTAACTGTAAATTTCCTACACTAACTCTTACATCAGGAATAATTCTATCTATAAAGAGTATATCGTCACCATCACCTAGATCAAACTCTCCACTCTCAATAAAACACGGCATGTCTTGTCCGTCTGCTGTATGTACATCACTTGGTTCATTATTATAAAGAAAATTAAGATCTGTACTTTTATTTGGAGAAGCTATAGATACACCTGTTGTTATCACTGTACTGATTATATTTTTATCTACCCATGTTGTCCAGATAGCTTCTCCAAATGTCCAATAGTTTTGAGAAGGACTATACGTTACATATCTATCACATTCTGTAGAATCAGCACTAGGGTATAACCAAGTTACTTCACCAAACTCTGAGTTAACACCGCAATAAACTTTTCTTCTATTTGTAAAGTTAAAGTCTTCAAACACATAACGTTTAACTGTGCTTGGAAGAACCTGTACTTGTCCTGAATAAACATAGAAGTTACTATCACCCATCCAATAAGTTCGTCCATCAAATTCCGCCATTGCATGTTTAGCTATAAGACCACAGTTAGTTCCTAGTTGTCGAGTTCCGAATACAAAAGGATCACCTATAAACTCTAAGCCTGTTAGTGCCGTATCTGTCCAAACTAACACAAGATTAGAAGATGCTAATCCACCAACAATCTCTGAACCGTTAGCCATTCTAATGCTTCCAGCTGTATTAGTTGTTGACTCAGTCCAATCTGTTATGTTTTCATTAGCTGACCACCTAACTAACATAGGATCAAATGTACCAGTTGAATCTGTTACTCCTAGACACATGCCTTGTCTAGCTACAGGACTTACAAGAAATCCATTTGACTCTGCTGGCGCACCTGATACAAGTAAAGCTACATCAGCAAGACCATTTGTTTTATCCCACTCATAGATACCGCCTTGTGGATAAGGATTTAGTATAAGATTCTCACCAAAATTATCCATAGACCATTCACGAATATCAAGAAAAATACCAGTTTCTGTTGAAGGCTCATTCCAAGCTCTGTATGTAGACACACTAACAGGAACAACATTCATAAATATATTAGTTCCTTTACCTGTTCCTGTTCCTGTTGCTACACTACCAGCTACTATGTGAAAAGAATTTGTACTAATCGCGCTTACCTGATACTGACCACTAACAGAAGTTATTCCTTGTAGTCCTGCTCCGGGCCAGTTACTTACTTTTACGTAACTTCCTGTTGCTCTGTTGTGGTCACTTACGCTAACGGTAATAGTTGTTTCACCACTAATAAAATTAAACACGCTTGAATAAGCCGTCATTGTAAACGGATCAGCTTGATATATATCTGCATTGTAACCGAAGCCACCTGCTGCTACAGACGCGCCTGATCTTAAACGAACTGCATATGATGCTTTACCTTTACTTACACTTGTTGCATTAGCGGCACTACCTGCTACAAATACAAAAGAGTTTGCATTAACAACACTTACTTGGTAATCACCTCTTATAGAAGTTATACCACCCGGATATGTACCCGCACCTGTTCCACCACTTGTGGGACTCCAGCCGCTAACTGTAATAAAAGAATTTGTAAATAATCCGTGTGCGGTAACACTTGCAGTTATAGCAGTTGATCCGCTTTGTGTGTTAAAGACACCTGTTACAGTTGTAAACCAAGCATCTCTTGGTTGAGCAACAGTAACATCATAAGGAGTTATATCATGAAGCAATCCACCATAGTTTATGTATGCTTTATGTTCAGTAGCAATACCAATATATTGTTTACTGTCTAAAGCAGCCCAAGTTTTTATAGCTCTGCCTGTTCCTATAAAAGAAGATGTTAATCGTTTTTGCCAACCACGTATACTTTCAGGTTTACCGTTTCTAAAACGAACACGATTTCCATCAAACCATCCACCTTCAGCAGCATACTCTGTAGATTCACGCATGATGCCGGGACGGAAATCGTATTTTACTGTTCTTGTTTCAGTAGACATTATTAATTAACTCGCAGTAAAGTTTGATATTGCTGCTACGTCTATGGCTTTTAACGTCCCATTTGAACTAACATCCCTTACAAAATAAGTTAAAAGATCAACTGACCCAGCTGCTGCTGTTTTAATAGGAGCTATTCCTCCCGGAAACTTCCATACACTTGTTGGAAAAGAAAAGGTAGAACCACCTGCATTTCCTCCATTAACAAGATATATAGCTCCTGTCTGTCCTACCAGACCATTTTTAGGAGTAGCTAAACTAACAGCTACCGCTCCTGTAATTGCTCCACTTGCTTTAACATAAAAGAAATTAGTTTGAGATAAATCTATTGTTGTAGTCGCGCTACATACAATTGTTGTCATAGCACACATGCTTCTTTTATTTACAGATACATCTCCATTAAAAGTAGCTACAGAAGAAAAGATAGTTTTTCCAGTTAACAAAGCTGGGCCTGTTGCACTTAGATTTGTAATTAATCCGTTATTAAAAGAAGAGGAACTTATAGAACTTTCAGTTATTCTTCCATAGTTAAAAGAAGAATCTCCTCCACTTATTCCAATTGAAACACTTTGTAAAAAAGAACTACCTATTTGATTAGTATTATCGGCTGTACTTGCGGCATAGAATCCAGAGAATAAAGGAACTACAGTAGTAGGTGTAGCTAGTAATCCCATAGTTGAATACTTTGGAACACTTGATCCTGTGTTTCCAGCATTATATATCTTAACTTTAAAGTTATTAGGATTACGGACAATATACATTTTACCGCCCCAACTTACATTATTGTTAGTTGCTGTTGTAAATGTAGGTACAACTAAATTAACAATAGAAGTAGCATCACTTCTTGTTCCTGTTAAACCTAAAACTGTTAATCTACTTTGATCCCCTAATCCGTTATTCTGACTTAACGTTATAGTAGTAGCTGTAGAAAAATCTATACTACCAGTTATGTTAGTACTAAACGCATTATCAACCATATCAATAACATTATCATTGAGTATAGTTCCCCACGTATTTGCATTTTCTCCTGCCCCTTGTTTAGCAAGAAGGAGAGTATTTGTATAACTAGTAGCCATTGTTATGCTGTTCCTTGTTGTATATTGTCTTGACCTCCAGCTGGATTTGCCGCTATTTCCATATCATCTCGTCTAGCTCTACGTGCTTCGTTGTTTAAGAAGACTGATTCACGTTGATACATTTGATCCCAATAAGCAGCGGCTGCTGGATTCTTCATCCAATATAATGCTTCTACCATACTCGCATAAAATAATGCATTTGCACAGTACTCAGTAAAATAGTTCTCTTCATTTGTTGCTGAAGCTAATGCTGCTGGTTGAGCTACGTAAGACATCTCTACACTGTAAGCAGAAGCAGGTGCAGGTGCTATAAGTAATTGATTTGCTCCCCAGTTAGCATAGTAACGTGGGTAACCTACCGAAGTTCTATCAGGCCAATAGTCATTTAAGTAATCTTTACTTCTTAAAAGTAACTGAGTTCTTTGTCCAGTTGATGTCGTGAAATTTACATTACGTACAATAAGCGCCCTACTAGGGACAGCTGGTTTAGCTAGAAAAGGATCGTTCTGTACAAAAAAACTAGTTGCAAAGTTTGTTAAACCCAATACATCTGTTTCTCTTGTAAGACGAAGTTCTGCTCTATCTATAAAAGTATCAACTGATTCAGCAAACTCTCCCCCATCATTTTCAGATGCATCCTTAATTCTTTTAACTAGTGTTGTGTATGTTAAAGTCATTTAATTATTGCTTTCTAATATCCAAATAAATGTTCTTGTTGGTTCTGTACTTAATAGCCAAACTCTTAGTTCATTACCAAACCTAGCTTCTGCTCCTGTTAAAGAAACATTTGCATTAATTTTAGCAGTAAATGTTCCTGCTTCATAAGTAGCATTTGTTCCTGTTAAACTTACATTGTTTACATTAATAACACTAAATGGACTAGCGTTATACTTTGCTCCTGCTCCGTTCCAACCTACACTCGTAAAAGATTCAACTATAAAAGGAGTAGCATTCCAATTAGCATCTGCACTTCCTAAATTTATACTAGCATTACCGTTAACACTAAATACATTTGTATTCCATATTGCATTTGATCCAGTTAAAGATACAAAAGCATTACGAGAAGCACCTGCATAAGCTGAAAACGGTGCGGTACTGAAAGGTGACTCTCCAAACATCATCTAAAGTTACTCTTCCAGTTCAGGCCAATCAAATAAGATACCTGTTTTATTTCCATCTATATCCCATACTAAGAATAAAGCTTTAAATGCAGTCATATTACTTGCAGCGGCGATAGCTTCTTCCATTGCTGTAGCTTTAGTTCTAATGGCTGTTCTCCATGTAGCTATCTTAGTAGGTACGGCTACACCTATATCAGTTTTACGAACTACTGCCCAATCTGTGTGAGATAATAAACTTGCTTGCTGCTTTTTAACTTGTTGAATATACGAAGGACGTATACCTTTTTTTACAACTACATTACCTTCAGCATCTTTATAGTCTTCCATTTTAGCTGTATAGTTTTTATTTTCACCTACTTTAATATCTTTACCTAAAACTTCTTTATTATCTTTATCAAGCCATATGTCTTCACCATCAGAATCTTTAGCTTGAGCTTGTCTATTAGCATCATCTAAAAGTTTATCTGTAATATTAAACACACCCCCAATACCGTTATCTATCCAGTTGTGGAATCTTCCGTCCGGTCTAGTATCAAGAATAATCTCTTCTATATTCATAGATGCTTTATGTACATCACTCCATATATTCCAATTAGGTGGATGTTGTATTCCATTAACATCTGTCCACCCTTTATTAGGTTTTATTTCTGTAGTCTTGTTATATAAAAACATTTATCTCTTGTCCTATTTTTTCATGTTAGACATAATTATATAAAAAGTAATAAAGCAACCACCAACAACTAAGATAAGACTTCCTATAATTTCTAAAACTTTATACCATTTTCTAGTTAACTCATTCTTTTCTTTTCTATTTTTATCTAGTTGTTTCTTATGCTGCTCTAGTCTATGCCTCCGTTCTAAAAGTATATCTTCCCAAGTACCTAAACCAAATCTTCTATTAACCATTAGCCTTACTTTAGCAATCTGCTCTTCGGCTAATTTTTCTTCTATTGTTTCTTTAGCTATAGCTCCTATAGATAATCTATCAGCAGTAGATCCTATAGTCTTGTTTAAAAAACTATCCCATTTACTGACTAAGGGATGTGATTGTTTTTTTACTTCTTCCTTACCTTTAAAAAGACTATCTATCTGCCCTGCAATCTCAGACATATCTTTAGCTGTTCCTATTACACTTTTAATTCCTTTGACTGTGCCGTTTATTAAAGCCAATCCTGCTAGAGTTTCTGCAACCACCATAACATTTATCTATCGTCCTGCTATAATTCTACCATCAGTATCAATGATGGGTGTTCCAATTGCCATGTATAAAAATGTGCTG